AATGAGGAAAATCACATTCACCCGTGCGTGGCGTGCCTACCGCAAGGGGCAGTCGGTAGAGATGACGGGCGGGCTGGCGACGCAGCTGGTGGCCCAGGGCGTGGCCATCGAAGACCGGCAGCAGGATTTGATCGAGACGGCCGCCATCGAGCACGACGCCGAGACGGCAGACGCCACGCCCAGGAGACGAGGACGCCGTGCAGTACCGAAGTCTGACCAGAGCGACGCCGCCAGCAGTTGAGCCCGTCACGCTCGCCGAGGCCAAGGCCCACTTGCGGGTTGATACCAGCGACGATGACACCTACATCGGCACGCTGATCGCTGCGGCCCGTGAGTGGTGTGAAGAGTATCTCGACCGCACGCTGGTGCATACGCAGTGGGTGGTGCGGTTCGACACGTTTCCGCCGGACGGGACGCACGACATCGAACTGCCACGCCCGCCAATGGCTGCCGCTGGCACGGCCACGGCGGTGGCTCTGACGTTCACGTTTGAGAACGGCACCACGTCCACCTACTCGACGGCGAGCTACCGCGTGGACCGGGCCGGCACGCCTGGCACCGTGAAGACGCTCTACGGCCAGACGTGGCCGCCGCATCTGCGGGATGACAACGCCATCAGCGTGACGTGGTGGGGCGGGTACGGGGCGAGCGGCACGAGTGTGCCGGCGGCGATCCGGCACGCGATCCTGATGCTGGTGGGCCACTGGTACGAAAGCCGCCAGGCTGTGATTGCGACCGGTGCCGTGCCGCAGGAGGTGCCGTACGGCGTGCAGTCCCTGCTGGACTCGCAGCGGTGGGGGGCCTATCGGTGATCGACCCAGGCAAGCTCCGCGAGCGTGTTACGGTGCAGGTCGCCAGCGGTGCCACAAACACTCTCGGCGAGACGGTCCTGTCGTGGAGCAACTCGTCAGCCGTGTGGGCGAGCGTGGAAGGCGTCTCGGCTCGTGAGGCTCTGGCGGCTGGCCAGCAAGACACCACGATCACGCACCGGGTGCGGATGCGTTATCTGCCTGGCCTGACGCAGCGCGATCGCTTCGCCTGGCGTACGCGGACGCTCAACATCGTTAGCCTGCTCGAGTACGGCAACCGCAGCGAACACGTCGCCATCTGCGAAGAGGTGGCGTGATGGCAGCAAGAGACAAGGCCGGGATCGACATGAAGATTGAGTTTCCTGAGTTACGGAAACTCCAGGAAGCGTTCCGTAAGTTTCGGCCAAGCCTTGCAAGGAAACACATGGGTGCGGCACTTCGGCGCACTTTAAAGCCAGGGCTGGCCGCACTGCGAGGGAATGTTACTCGCGGGCCAACTGGCAATCTTGCCAGGGCAATCACAAGCAAAGTCAAAACCTATCCGAGCGGGAACGCTGTCGGCATGGTTGGCTTCGTGGCGGCTGGCAGTGGAAAGTCTGCGTCTGCTGGCGGCGGCTCAATCAAAAAAGGGAAAGACAGGGCTTACCACGCCGGATTCTTGGAGTTTGGAACAAAAGAGCGAATCGTAAAAACTTCGTCCCGTCGCAGCGGATCTTCCGTGGCTTCAAGCTTTAAGACTCTCGGGCCATTCAAGATTGCGAAAATCGCAAAGCGAGGGAAATACGCAGGCGCTATACGAGTCAACACAACACCAAAGTACCCGAAAGCGTTTTTCATGAAGGCTCCACGCGGCCAAGTGCTCAGCCTTCGTGCAATGCCGGTCGGTGGGAAAAAGGGGCAGCCGCCGGTGAAGACTGCCTACCGTGAGTCAATCTCTGCGATGCGTACGCTGTTGGCTTCCGAAATGACAAGGTCGCTTCTGAACGCCCAGAAAGACATGCAGAAGGATTTTCCGCCGCGAGACTTTGGTGCCAACGCTCCCTTCTGAAACGCATTCCAAATGAGCCTCAAATCCCCAGAAGCCGTCCTCCGTACAGCCCTGGTCGGCACCACGGCCGTCACGTCGCTGGTAAGTTCACGCATCTACCCGGTGCTGGCCCCGGCGTCGGCGTCACTGCCGTTCGTCACGTGGCGACGTTCTGGCATTCAGCGTGAGCAGACGCTCGGGCGGCCGATGGGTATGCCGCGAGTCAGTGTGGAATACAGCATCTACGGCACGACGTACGAAGAGGCCCGCCAGGTGGCCGACGCCATGCGGCTCGTTCTGGATGGATACGGCGGAACGTCGAACAATACAGAAGTGAAGCAAACGTCGTTGGAGGACGAATCCGACGACTTTGTGCAGCTGGCTGGAGCGGATCTCCCGCCGGTCTATCAGGTGACGCAGCGGTACGACTGCTGGTGGAGCGAGGGATAAAGCATGCCATACACGCCCCATGATTCGAGCGGCACGACCTTCACGTTTGCAGGCACTGTCTACACCGTCACGAGCATCACCTACTCGATCACGGACAACGCTGCCACCGATCAGATCGACGTGTCACACCTGGGCCAGACCACCGGGGCGACCGTGCTGACGATGAGCCGCCCGCTCAAGGGCTCTGCTGGTGACACCGGCAAGGAAGTCTCTGTCGAGTACCTGGCTGCGTCCGGCACGCCGGTTGCCCAGGGTGCCACTGGAACGCTCGCCATCACTGGCGGGATCACGCTGAGCGTGACCGCCACGTGCAAGTCTTCCAGCGTCACGCTGACGGTCAACGACGCCGTGCGTGGTTCCGCTTCCTTCCAGGTGCCGTAGTCGCACGGAGGCTTACCCGTGGCGGCTCATAGCACTGGCATCTCTGTCACGTTTGACGGCGTGGCGTTCTCCGAGGTTTCGGAGTTGTCGTGGCAATACGGCGGCGGCCCAGCCAAGGGGCGTGCGACTTCCACTCCTGCTTGGACAGACGAAGTCGGCACCGTCACTGTCGGCTGCATGGGCACGGCCAACATCACCACGGCGAAGTACGGCACCAGGGCTGACATCGTCATCACTGGCGGCGGCGCTGGCTTGACGAGCAAGGCAGTCTATGAGGGCTTGAGCGTCGCGCCCGAGTTGAACGGCGTAACCCGTTACACCGTGACGTTCAGACTTTTGGATGGGTGACATGGGACTGAAAGAACAGATCAAGGCCGCAAGCGTTCGCAAGCCGCTCAAGGTCCACGTGAAAGAGTGGGGCTTTGACGTGCACGTCCGCGTCATGAGCGTCGGCGAGCGGGACGCGTGGGAACTCGCGTGGATCGACATCCGCAGCAAGGGCATGGAGAAGTTCCACAACTTCCGTGCGTTCTATCTCGTACGGACTCTCTGCGACGAGCACGGCGCGCGGATCTGGAAAGACGATGAGATTTCCGAGGTGGCCGATCTCGACGGTGCAGTTATGGGCGAACTGTTCGACATCGCACAGAAGCACAACAAACTCACGGAGGCGGACGTAGTCGAACTCGCCGGCGAGCTTTAGCGCGAGACCGTCGCGGCAGTTCCTGTTCATGTTGGCCGGGCATCTAAAGATGACGGTCGGCGAGCTCGAGCAGCGGATGGATTCACGCGAGCTGTCGGAGTGGCTGGCCTTTGCCCGCTACTTCCAGCCGCTCGACAACTCATGGGCTCAGACTGGAGTGTTGGCCAGTGCAGTGCTGGCACCGCACTCACGCCGAGGCCAGTGCCCAAAGCCGAGAGACTTTATTCCGACCGAAAGACCACCGCAGCACAAGACGCAGATGCTCGACGTGCTGGCCCAGATGAAGATCGACTTGGACGGCAAATGACATGAGCACGGCACTCGGACTAGCGATGCAGATCAGTGCCAATACGGCACAGCTGGCCCAGGCCGTGGCCGATGTGAACCAAAAGCTGGACTCCATGGGCGAGGCCGGCAAGAAGGCGTCGGCCGATCTTGGCACGCTGAAGAACATTGAGATTGGCAAGTTGGCCCTGGGCGGGCTCCAGGCTGCCACGTCTGCTTTTCTTAGTCTCTCGGGTGCCGTGACTGGTGCCGTCACTTCTGTCACGTCTTTCGCCTTGAGTGTTGGCGAAGAGCTCGACGCGTTGAACGACGTGGCCAACCGCACCGGCGTCGGCGTTGAGGCGTTGCAGGCTTACGCCAGGGCGGCCGCTGACACTGGCGTGAGCGTGGAATCGTTTGCCAAGCAGATCCAGAAACTGACGATCAACATTGGCAAAGCGACGCTCGACGAGAAGGCGCAAAAGAAGTTTGAAGAGCTCGGCATCGTGTTCACCGATCTCAAGGCCGCTACGCCGGAAAAGCAGTTCGAGATGGTTGTCGATGCGTTGGCTGGCATTGCCGATCCCGCCGAGCGTGCCGCCAAGGCCGTGCAGTTCTTTGGCAAGGGCGGCATCGAACTCGGCGAACTCTTCACGCTCGGGCCTGGTGCTCTGACGCAGATGCGGGAAGAGGCTGTCTCGCTGGGCCAGGTGGTGAGCGAGGACGCCGTCAAAGCCATCGACAGCATGAATGACTCGTTCGCCACCGTCTGGGCAACGGTCAAAGGGCTGGCAGGGTCGATCCTGGGCGAGCTTGCTGGCCCGATTAGCACGATCGCTCAAGAGCTTCTGGGCGTGATTAAGCAGGCCGGGCCGCAACAGATCGCCCAGCAGGTGGCCTCTGGCTTGCTCGATTTCATCAAGCTCGCCGGCAATGCGTTTCTGGAACTGGCCAAGTTCATCGAGGCTTTCGTCAAGAAGTTCGCCCCGATCCTTGGGCTGGACATTCGGAGCGAGACCGAGAAGGAATTGGACCGGCTGCGAGCCGAGCAGCAGGCTGCCGTGCAGGGAGCCGGTGCCACGGTCGATGGCTTCGGCAGGCCGCTGGCGAATGCGGCAGACGTGGAAGAAGAGAATAGGAAACGTACCGAGCAGATCGCCCAACTCGAGGCGCAGATTGCCGCCGAGGCGGCTGCCGGTGTTCTCAGTCAGTTCCAGGCCAACTTCAACGCTGCCATCGACACGGCCCGCACCAAGCTCGAGGAGAAGATGCAGGCCGGCACGCTCACGGAAGAGGACAGAAAGCTGCAGGAAGCCCAGCTGCGTGAGCTCCAGCAGTTCAACAGGAACGGCCAGATCGGCACCGTGGAGATCCTCAACTAGCCATGGCCGTCATCTCCTACCGCGAAGTCATCCCGCGTACAGCCTCACACAAGTTCGGAGAGGCTCCGACTGCGGAGCGGAAATACATCGTCACGGTCGATGAGCCGACGCCGACGCAAACGCTGGTCAACGCTGTCGGGATTTTCCACGCGGCCGCCCACCCCGAGTTTTCGTACCTCAAGTGCCTCAACATTCAGGTCACGGAGACGGATCGGCATCACGCCGAGATCACGTACAGCTACGAACTGCCGAAGCAGGAAGAACTCGACCCAAATCCGCTGGCACGTCCTGACGTGTGGTCGTTCTCGATTGGCGGTGCCCAAGTGCCGGCCCTCGTCTACTACGACGGCAGTGGCAACGGAAGCCGTCTGCCGCTTGTGAATGCGGCGGGCGATTTCTTTGAGGGGCTGACCACGCTTGAGGCCGAAGTTAGGGCGTCGATTTCTGGCAACCGGCCGACGTTCCCGCTGGCCAATGCGTCGGCGGTCACGAACAGCGTGAACGCATCGCCGTACCTTGGCGGTGCCGCTCACACCTGGCTGTGTGCTGGGATCAGCGGGCAGCAGGCCACTGAGGTGGTGAACGACGTGGAGTTGCGGTATTGGCAGATCACCGTCGAGCTCGTCTATCGGGCCAGCGGCCACGATCTGCTGTTGCCCCACGTTGGGTGGCACTACGTAACGAACAACGGCGGCTCAAAGTTTCGTACGTTTGTGCGAAGCAAGGATGGGACCGACGAGGACGCGTCTGCGCCGCAACCTCTCAACAGTGATGGATCGCAGAAGTACGTCGGCGGAACCTCTGGCCCGCCCGACATTCTCACGCGACGCGTCTACCCAGAAGCAGACTTTTCCAATTACTTCGGCACGCCGCCGTTCTAAGGAGCACCGATGCCCGACATCAGCTACACCATCACCGGCCAGGTCAGCAAAGGTGCCCTGTCGCAGTCCTTCGCTGCGTCTGGCGTCACGGCCAATATCGCCACGGCTGGCGTGCTCTCGGTCACGCTGAACCTGGGCACGGCCGTCACGCAGATTTCCACGGCCACTCTCGGCTCGCTTGGGCTGTGTTTCGCCCGTTCGCTGGCAAGTGCCACGACGCATACGGTGAGCTTCGGCCGCTACGCTGGCGCGACGCTGCACGAGACGGCCCGGCTCAAAGCTGGCGAGGCCGCAGTGCTGCGGCTTGCGGCAGGGGACTACGCCGCCAAGGCGGCCGTCGAAGGCACCCGCCTGGTGCTCACCGT